GCCGAGATACGCGCAACAAGAATCTTGGTCTGCGCGTCAAGGTTCGCTTTCCACCGCTCCAGTTCAGCCTTGTTCTGCATTTCTTGCGCCTTCAACTGCGCCTCAAACTGCATTTTCTGCGCTTCGGCCTGCTGTTCAGCGGCGATACGCTGCTGCTCCATCTGCAGTTTGGCGCTCTCAACCTGCTGCGTGGCCTGCAACTTGGCCTGCTCCAACTGCATCTGAACTTGCGCCTTCTGCTGCTCAACCTGCGCCTGACCCTCAGCGGCTTGCTGCTCGGGCGAGGGCTGCCCCTGCGCTGCCTTCATCTGTTCCATAGCCTGCTCAATGGCACCCTCCAACGGACGCGCCTGCTTGAACGCCTGAACGCCGAACTTCATCAGTTCAGACATTATCGGAGCCATCTCAGGACGGGCAACCGCAACCGGCAACGCCTGCTGCATGAACCCGCCGAACGCCTGCAAGAACTCCATGCGGTCTTGCTTCATCTGCGCCTCGTCAATTTGCACGAGGCTATCCGCAGCCACATCAATGCGGAAGTTACGCAGCGGGCTATCTTGCAACAACTCTAGCGCTTGCGGGATGACAGCCTTATCCGCGTCCGACATTTGCTCGGCAGCGGCGTACGCGAGGATGGTCTGCGGCTGAAACTTGGTGCAGATGATTTGCGCCTTCAACCGCAGCAGTTCCGTGGCAAAAAGCGCCACATCCTCCTGCATCGACCGCAAGCGGAGCGAGGCGTACTGCCCCTTAATCTGCTGCGCCGTCGCCGTTTCACTCGCCGCCGTCTGGCCCCGGATGATGTCCGAGATGCCCGTAATCTCGTAAATCTGACCCTTGATTTGCTCGCGGGCCGAATAGCATTGAATCAGCGCACCGGCAATCTGATCAATGGGCAGCAGGTCAACCGACCCCTTCAGCCCGCCCTTCTCGCTAAACGCCATCCACTTATCGACCGGGATAAGCGCGTTGTTCTCGCCTTCGGTCAGAAGCCGCTGCAGCGCAGGCTGCGAAGCGTCGTACACGCCGCGAACGCGCAGCGCCTTTACCAGTCCGTCGATGCGGTCGGACAGAATGTCCAACTCAACGGCTTGGTCTTGGTAAAGCGTGAAGTCCGGCACCGGAACCAGCGTGTCGCTCGTCGTGGTGGCGTACAGCGGACGGGGGCAGGGGAAGAAGCCTTCCAACCCAAGCGGGTCGTCGCGCTCGTCAATGATCTGCGGGTAGCCCTTGCAGAACCAGAACACGCGCTTGGTGGTCTTGTCCCACAGTTCGCATATCTTGGCGCGGTTGTTTACCCGCTTGCGCTCGTTGTAGGCGTTGAGCGGCTCCGGGCCAGAGTCAAGCGGGATAACCTTCGCCTTGTCCTCTCCAAAACGCTCTACAAGCGCCTCATGGGTCATGTAAACCCACCGCCATACGCAGGTCACCTCCTCCCATGTACGCGCCGTGGAGTGTCCAAAGTCCTTCCAATGGACGTAATCGGCAGGGGCGCACTCGTATTCGATGCGCTCCAAATCCGCGCCTTCAATATCCTCGGTCAACTGCAGCCCTTCGTCACCCACGCCGATGCGGGAAACGTGCGGCTCGTACCGCACCCATGCAATACCACGACCGCCGAGGAACCTGTCCTCGACGGCGTACTTCATCGCTGCGCGGAAATCGGGGTAATGCTCAATCTCAAAGTCCAGCGCCCGCTCGACAAGCGTAGCCGCGACACGCCCCACCGGATCGTTGTCGCCAAACCGCCGCGATACGTCAGCCTTCGGCAGTCGGGCGAACACCGCAGGCACAAGCGTCTGGACGTTCGACCACAGGATGTTGAACTTGGCGGTTTCGTTGTTCGTCTGCCCGCGAGTGTCATCGCGGTAACGCTTCAGAATCTTCTTCGCCCGCGCTTCCCACTTGCCAAACTCGGCATCGTAAGACGCGATAACGCCGAGCCACTTCTGAACGGGGCTGGTTTCAACTTCCATTATTCGCGCCTCAAAACTTTGACCTTCTTTTCCTCACCGGGGAACACGACGAAGTTGCGCGTTCCCGTGCCGTCCTTACCGCGACTGCCTGCGTCTAGGTAGCGAACGCCGGGGATGCCCAATGACCGCAAATACTGGCTTGCCGGGGCTTGGGATGCGTTTTCAGCGGCTTCCACAGACATATGCAAAGGCGCGTTTTGCGCCTCTCTGGAAGTAACGGCTCTGTAAAACTCGCCGCCATTTCCGTACATATCGTCAATTTTTCCTCTTTCGTACAAAGAACGCAGCCGAGCGTCTTTCATTAACGCTTGCTTTACCGCCTCCGGCTGCTCACTCAACGGCTTATCCCAGTCGAGCATACGGTCTATCATCTCGTCGGGGAGGTCGAGGGTGTAGAGGTAGCCTCCCTGCGATTGCGATATTTTTGCAGATTTAAGCGACTGAATATCGGCAACTGCTTTTGCCCCTGCCGTCTTATCAACAAGACCGGAATTCAACGCTTCTTGCGCTTGCCGCAAAGCATTGTCGTACCCGTTTGCCGCAATGGACATAGCCGCTGCAAATTGCGGATGCTTTGGGGTCAATGCCTCGCCGTCAATCGTTGTGTTAAAGGTGGACAGGGCTTTCCTATACCCCTCGCCCACCTTGCGGCTTTCGGCTATGTAATGCCCATGCCCGTAAGCCTGCGCTCCCTCGCCCGTGCCAATCTTCGACGAGTCAAGTTCGCCCAACGGATTGTCTGGCGTAGGCTCAAACTTGTGCGGGGAGCCTTGATAGCCCTCCAGTTCCAACATCGGCCCACGGCGCAGCGCCGACGCAAGGCGCAGCGGGTCAACCATCGAACCCGCGTACTCACCGGCAGCGCGGGGACTGGTCATCGCCTGACGCGCACGATCTACCTCGCCCTGCACAAACGCCTTACCCGTCTGCACAGGCTGCGTAAGGACAGCCCGCCCCAACTCCACCGCCCCTTGCCCTGCGGCGTCCAGACGCGGCGTAGGGGCGCGAGAGGCGGCGGCTTGGGCAAACTCTGCCGTGTTCATGCGCCCGATGTTGGGGTCGCTCGTCAAGGCTTCGTAGGCCAGCCCGCCAACGTCACGCGCACGATTGGCAAGCGTACCGGCTACGCCAGAGCCGAACTCTGCCGCCCGGTCGCGCATGGCACCGAGGTACTCCAGCGCAGCAGCGATGCGGCGACGGTCAGCCATTACGCCGAGAAGATGCCCACAGCGGCGACAGTCACGCCCGCGCCCGTAGTCACGCGCCACGCACCCGAGGCGCTAACAGCGTTCACCTCTAGGCTATACACGCCGACCGGGGTGTTGGCGGGCATCGTAAAGACCGAGATAGCGTTGTCAAGGATAGTCACCGTCGAGGTCGCAGCGGTGTTAACAACAACGATAACGCGGTGCAGGTAATCACCCACCGCACCCGTGCCGCCGAGGACTTGGTTAGTCTGCGAGGCCGCGACCGTCTCGTATTGGAAGCGGTAGGGATCAGCCGTACTCATATCCGTGTTCTCCGACTCGTCTGCGCCGTCGCCCACATATCGTTGAGCGTAGCGGTGTTGGTTGGCCCGACCATCAGCGGTCGAGGTTCCGCAGGGCGCTCCGTTGTCGGCGCGTCCTCTCTGTATGCCAATGCTAGCATACGAAAAGCATCAGCCGGATGCGAAGCCCAATCGTGGCGGGGCGTCTGCCTAAACGCTTTCTTGTCCTCGTCGTACTCGCGCTGATACTGCCGCAAGGCTTCGATACCGTCCCTGCACCCGTCCTCGTTAAACCAACAGCGCGGCAAGACCTGACGCACCGCTTGGATACCGTCCTGCACGGACAGTTCAGGCACCACGGCAAGGTTCGCAAAGCCTAAATGCGCCGCCAGTTGTTCAATGATGCTTTTACCCGCAGCCGCTAGCGTCTTGGCTCTAGCGTCATGCGGCAAGTAGTGCTTGGCGTAGCGGTAAGGCTTTACTTTCACAGCGTCCGCTATCTGTTCGATGCTCGCGCCGCTGACTGCATAAAAGTCAATTACGCGAATTTCGCCGCGCAAAACTTGGTAAAACCATATGGCCGTATCGTCCTTGTAGCCCAAGTCCCATGCGGTATAGACCTTCAAATGCTCGTCATGCTTAACGCGCCCGATGCGCCCCTGATCCTGCGCCTCACGCATTTCTTTACCGTAGAACGCGCCGAGGATGGCGGCTTCAAAGGAACACTCGTATTCCTGCAGGTACTGGTCTTCGCTCAACTGCGCCCGGGCGGCGTTGAGTTCGGACACCGGCAGCAGTCCGCTTGTCGAGGCCGGGAGCCGCAGCATGAACCACTCGTCGGGTATCCGCTGCGCCGTCTGGTAAATGTCCCAAAACTGGTTCTTGCCCTTCGGCGTACCCGCAAAGACCGCCCACCCCTGTTTGTCCGAGAGGGCGGGGCGTATGACATTACCGAACACGCTAGGCCGGAAATCGCCGTATTCGTCTAGGTAAATGCCGCTGAAGCCTAGACCGCGCATCGCATCCGCGTTGTCCGCGCCGAACAGCCCGACCTTTGCGCCGTTGAGCAGCGTTAGGGTCATCATCTGCTCGTTAGACTCCGCGATCAGCGGGGCGGCGTAGAACTTGAAGTAGTCCCACGCGATGCGTCGAGCCTGATTCTGGTAAGGCGCGACATACCCGAACAAGCCATTCGGCCCGGTATACATCACGGCTGCGCGGATAATGTCGTTTACCGCTGCGACTGTTTTACCCGCTCGTCGATGCGCGACGAGGCAGGCCCACCGCTTCGTGCGGTCGTGAAAAGGAAGGAACGCCCGCCGTGGGTTGTACGGCAGGACAATTTCAGTCAACGGGGTTGCCCCATGTGATTACTATGCGCTGCGCTTCGCCGTCCTTACCTGTGACCTCGCTGCGCTGCAACTTCGGCACATGGTACTCAAGCAACGAGGTAAAGCAGCCGAACGCCGCTTCCGCGCCCTTCTCGGCGTGTATCTCGTCAAGCCAGCCCTGTAGACGGTCTGCGTTGCCGTCCACAAAACGCGCTATAGCCTCTCTAGCGGCTGCTGTGGCCTTGTTGGGCAACCCCTTTGGCCTACCGGGGCCGGGTTTCCCACCGTTTTTAAAACGCTCTCCGTTAGCCATAGGCTTTACTTTCGGCGTTACGACAAGTTGTTGAGTTTATACCG